TGAACAGATGGCACGCTCAAAAGACAGAAAAAATCACAGGACAAATCCATACTTTGGTTAATTCCAATATGGAAGTGCAACTTCGAGTGAACTGGTTGCAAGCACGTAGAATTGCTGATCTTACCAAGCTTCCAAGCGATATATCATTAGCTGATGAAGCAGAGAAGCTTTATAACCAACATAAGGTAAGAGATACCAGAGCACAGGAACTAAAATGAAACTCGAACTTGCGGCACTATGGGATAATCCTCACACACGCTATCCTTGTTTGATTTATTTCACCTGCAAGGTGGGACTTCAAATATGGGAAGTATGGGCACAGAGTTATTCTCAGCAAATTAGGGCCACTCTTGAAATCATCGAGGGTTTTGCAGTGACTTATGGACTTGCTGCCGCTGGAGCAGGAAATGCCACACTCACTCAAACCGGAGAGGATCTTAAAGTGCGCAAAGCTCAGAAGGAGTTTGACGATGCACAGGTGCCCAAATTGTAAGGTTTATTGCGAGGACTTTGATGAGCACTGGAGCCATGGATGGGTTTGTATAAGGGCTAACGATGACAGAACTCGAAATGCGAATCGAAGTGTTCAAGGAATTAGGGTGGACCGATTTAGCCGTTCGCCCACCAGCACCGCATCACTGGCCGTACCATCCACTGGACAAACAGGGTAACGCCTTGACAGGTCGCCCGCCTGGATACAATGGGTTTCGAGAACCTGGACCGTTGGACCTGAACATTATGGCTACTCTTTTCGAGTATTGGCGAGATATTAAAAACTGTGGACAAGTCAAGCAAACAGGGGCAGAGTGACACTTATATGAAATATCTCACACTTATCCCCATCATCGCATTGGCATGTGCAGGTTGCGCCACTAACTCAAATACGGGAGCAATTACCCATGCCTCTGTCCGTGCGGCTGTAAGCCTTTCAGAGCGATTTGCACTGAGTCGGCACCCAGAAGCTAAGCCATATGTCCAAGCTGGCGCCGAAGTCATTTGCGCAGTGGCAAACTCCACCAATGCAAACCCTGCTGCAATCGTGGCCGCCCTTGATGCTGCTGGCGTGACGAATTCCACCACGCGAGATATTGTGAATGGCGGCCTCGCCATCGTGAATGTTGCCATTGCCGCTATCGGTACGAATCAGAATGAGATTAAGCTATATTCTCAGGATGTATGCCAAGGAATGCAGGATGGCATGAGTATGCGGGGTAAGTTTAGAGCCGAGAATCTTCCTCCACATTTAAAATAATGTGAAGTTTTTGTTTCCATTGTTGCTGGTGCAGTTGTGTGGCTGTGCTTCAATAATCAAAGAGATGAAGTCTCCACCATTCGCGTACGCAGCAACGCATCATACGAGAGTGGTTGGAATTGAGGCAACAATTCCTAATCAAACTGGAGATGCGGTTTTCAAATTACGGCTGGGATTTTTCTCAGACACAACCACATTGCTTCCTTGCTCCACTAACGCCATTTATGCCCCTGCTTTTAGCGACAGGTTCAAAGTTGGTGAATCAGGATTCGACACTACGATAACTGAGGAGATAAACACTGGATGGAAGGATCAGCCTCCTCCACCAATGCTTAAAAAAATGATCCAATCTCCAAAGAACGAAGGTATTCCATCCAGCCATTCCAAAAGCTTTTCCAAAGATCAAAGCAGTTTAGAAAACCGACCGCTAACGCCGAGGGTTGGATTGTTCGATAGTGCGGCTCCAAAGTTCAGTCTCTTGTTCGATGAACATGAATTAAGGCCAGTGGCTGTTACAGAATTGGTCACTGATTCAGTTGAGAATGTTTACGCCATTATCAGCAACCCGATAACATATCCAGATATGCCTCCATCTCCCACGCTTTCAAAATGAAGTCACGTAAAATAAAGCACTACGGTTGGAGTCCAGATTTGCCGGATAATCGAGATCGGGTTTTTAGTCTCGGCCTTAAACTTGATCATACCCAATTCCCATTAAGCGTGGACTTGAGAGCTAAATGCCCACCAGTTGTGGATCAGGGTCAACTTGGATCTTGCACAGCTAATGCCATTTGTTCTGCCTTTCAATTTGAGCAAAAGCGTCAATCCATCGCCAATTGGCAACCAAGTCGTTTGATGCTGTATTACAATGAGCGAGATATGGAAGGATCGGTAGATTTCGATTCCGGTGCTCAATTGAGGGATGGGATAAAATCTTTGGTTAATCAAGGTGTTTGTCCTGAGACTACATGGCCCTATGACATATCGATCTTTGACCAAAAGCCTCCGCTGGAAGCTTACGCAGAGGCATTGGACAATCAAGCACTTCAATATCGTCGCCTCAGCCAGAACATAAATGACATGCTTGGATGTTTGGCTCAGGGATTGCCATTCGTATTTGGCTTTTCGGTGTATGACAGTTTTGAGTCAGATGAAGTGGAGCGTACTGGACTCGTACCAATGCCTGGAACCAGCGAAGATGTTATCGGCGGCCACGCGGTAATGGCGGTTGGCTATTCAATCCCAGAGAAATTGTTCCTGATTCAGAACTCATACGGAACAAGCTTTGGAGATGCTGGATTTATTAGGATGCCGTTTGATTATCTTACAAACCCGAATTTGTGCGACGACCGTTGGGTAGTATCCAAGGTGGAATAGTGGCGTTATTGGTCGTGGTGCTTACAGCGTGCTCGGCTACGAAAGTCAAAAGAGCCAAGCCAAAACTTGCGCTTACTGCACCTCAACCAAACAGGATTTATGCAGAACTTGTCACACCTCAATTTCCAATCATTCAGATTGAACCACGCGAGGAGTTATTGAAGCAAGATCCATTATGGGCTGGATATTATTACAGCATGGAAGGATTTGAAATCGTTACTAATTATGCGCTCGTTGCAAAGGAATACTCGGGCCAATGCTTAAATCTTTTCTGGGCGCCCACGACTGAGCCAGTAACTATTCAGAGACTAATTGATGGTCAGTGGAAGGATTTGCGAGTTTTGGTATCATCAGTAACGAATTTGTATGTGCATATCAACGATTTAGGTATGTATCGTTTGAAGTTGCAATAAATCGAAACCACATGCACATTAAAGTCAATCAACTCAACAAAAGGAACTATATGCCAATTGGGATTTTATTCTGGGTCATTATGATTGTCGGCTTGTTGTTTGGCGGTTATTCAAATCGAGCAACCATTGCAGTTTGGGCGGTAAACAACCTTGTTCTTTGGGTGTTGCTGGCCTTGCTCGGTTGGGCAGTGTTTGGTGGTGCGGTTCATAGATAATCAGGCCGCGTAGTTCAGGCGGGATTGTTTAGCAGCATCACGCGCCTTTCGTTTCAATTCATCTTTCCAGCGTGTATCCTGTTCCACGTACTCCTCGTTCACCATGCGACGAATAAGGAACCCGCGTTGACGTGCGCCTTCGATGCCGATAACAACGCAATCTGCCAAGTCAGGTGATCGTCCCGTCTTGCGCTTCATCTCGTGCTTTGGCTCTACCTCAATTTTATTTCCACCAACCGTCATCCATTCACGCTGACAGCCTTCTTTCATGACATCTTCGGTCATGCTTCGGAATTGGCCCGCCTCAACCACTAAACGCCATGAGTACCAAAGCTCAGTGATTTTCTTTGAGTAATAATCGGAAGCGGCGACATCAATGTTTTCAGATACCTTGCGTTCAGAAGGTCTGCCCCCACAATCAATGGGATTAACGTCAATTGACCACAGGCGAGAGAATGCCGTTACAAGCGATGTCCTCATGCCTGAATCGAAGAACAGATTACGAGCGGGGATATTGCCAGTCTCGCACGCTTTTTTAACAAACATCACAATCTGATCCTCGGGAGATTCAAAGTCGTTAGCCTCAATTGGAATTACGCTGATTTGACTCAGAGCGATGATTGTTTGGCGCTTCTCAGGAAAGAGGCTTTGAACGATGGTTGAATCTTCGGCAGGTGTTTGGGATGCGCCATTACCTTCCGTTCCAAACTCAAGGATTGCAAATACACATCTGTCACCTCCAACAGCACGATAAGCAGCATCGAGGCAGGCAATGCGCGTGCGTTGGGTGCCGTGCCAGATAGGTTCATCCATGGCTCGATTCTTGAGGCAAAGCTGCCGAGTGAGAATGCGCCTTGAACCTTGACCACGAGGCATACGCCCTTCATTGAACATCGTATAATGCCAATCGTTTTGCCCCCAAATCTTGGCATCTTCCTCCATTTGTTTGCGTGTCATCAGATAGGGGTACGGCACCGGCTCATCTGGACCAACGTCCATGTTTGGGCAATCTGATCCTGGGAACTGAATTGCAATGCCATTAGGCCAGCGTGTTTTCCAAGTCTTGGTCTTGGGAGATTGGTCTATGCCTCCATCCCAACCCCCAAGTTCAGTCGCAGGTTCGCCAAGTGCGCCTAAAGCATCAGTTGTTGTTGCTGGGTTGCCCATTCCTGTAATCTTTACATCGGGATTGGCCTGAGATGCCGTTGCGTCAATAAAGCTCATTGGAAGCAAGGAAAGCTCATCAGCGCAAAATCTGACTCGTTTGTTCTTACGACCAACGAATGCGGATATGCCCACGACAGCATTGCCCTTTTTCACTGGAACCCCAACGAATCCCGAGCGAAAATCACGCCCCTCTGTATGCTCATCTCGTGTGTCTGTAACTATGCGGGTGCGCCCTTCTATTAGCTGCCCCGGTAGCCATAAAAATTCGCTTCTAGCTAATCTATGCAGCTTTTTAATTTCTCCCCAAATCCGATCCTCAAGATTTTCCTTCGTGTCGGAACAAACAACGATTGTAGTTATTAGCGGAAACGCATAATAATCCATCAAATGGCAGACAGCAGCATTACAGGTTTTTCCAGAGTTGTGGTGAATGACTCCTTCTGCAAAGTAGTGGTTCGGTCCCGGTACTTGAATATCAAAGAAAAAATCACGATGGGACCAATTTACTCTTGCCACCGTAACACATTGGTCCTTATATTCAGGACATGAGAAAGAAACCTGACCTGAGTAATTGCAAGAGACACCTGAACTCTGCTTGTGTAAAGCACCGCGATCTGATTCTTCAATTGGCGAGGGATAATTATTCGCTTTGTCAAATTGCGCTTCGTGTAAAAACAAGTCGTCGCCATCTAAGGGCACTTCTGAAAAAGGAGGGTGCGTGGCGGGAATTCCCACAGTGGAGAAAGGGAAAGTATTCTGGTGGCTGGAAGCGTGGCTCAACAATCGATAAATCGGGTTATAAGCTTTGTCTTTGCATTGATCACCCATGCGCAAACGTATCAGGCTATGTCCGTGAACATCGGCTTGTGATGGAAAAACATTTAGGGCGTTATCTCGATCCGAAAGAAGTTGTTCATCATAAGAATAAGGACAAGACCGATAATCGAATTGAGAATCTTGAACTATTTTCGAATAATGCGGCTCACTTGCGAGCAGAATTGATGGGTAAGTGTCCAAAGTGGACCGAGGATGGCCTTCGTCGTATGCGCGAAGGAAAGTCCCGGTACGAAGCGAATAAACGGGCACATAGTCGCCTTTCTGATTCAAAACTCGATGGTGCCGAGTTGCCTTAAAGGATCGGCCATTAGAAAGAGTCACTTCGTATAAGTCTGCATAGCCTTTTACAAAAGGAATTCCTGCTTGTTTTGGACCGTCTTTGGTCATTACGACCGGCGCAATCTGATTTCTCCACAACCATTCAATTGTTGGTAGATCTCCTGTTATTGGGTTAAGAATTCTGGTTTCTCCAGCAACACAGCTTTTCGGACCAAGCACAGCCACATATTTGTGAGCCAGCCATTGTTCAAGAAACAAATCAAACCAACGATGCTGGGCGATATGCGGCCATGCGATTCTGACTGCTTCCTTGAAATGAAACATCATCCCATTACCAGCAGTGCCCCCTTTCTTTTTCTCCCACTGGCCTCCATGCTGAATCATCTGGATCTCGCGCCAGAGCGGGTGAACGTGCGGAGGCCATTTCAGGCCATACATTGAAATATAGTTAGCATTGCTGGCTTCGATGCGAGGAGGTTTACTCATTTTACTTGTCAAATAGCCTT